GCTGTGCAGTTTGCACAAGGAACCCAAACTGAGGTTCAGCGCTTACAAGGACTTGTAGGCCAAAGCGAACAAGCACTGCTTCAGAGTGTACAGAATCGCACTGAAGCCGAATTAACGGCTGCGAAGCAAAGGTACAAGCAAGCCCATGAAGAGGGCGATACAGATTCTATGGTTGAGGCGCAAGAACAGCTTGCGCAAATACAGGCAGATAGAGCGTACATACAAAACTATCAGCCTCAAATGCAGCCACAGGCGCAGGGACAACAGCAACCCCCTGCTAATACGGTGGGACAGCCACCGCAACAGCAACAGCTTGACCCGCGATTGCAGGGATGGCTGGGGCAAAACACTTGGTTTGGAGCGCCCGGAAACGAAGCGGTCACAGGATTTGCTTATGGGCTTGATGAGATGTTAGTGAAGAGGGGTGTCGAAAGAAACTCCCCTGAATATTTTGGAGCTATTGATAAAGCTTTGAGGGATTCATTTCCATCAGCTTTTGGTATAGAAACAAAAGACGAAGGCACTGCTTCTCAAACAAGGACATCATCTTCACCAGTTGCACCAGCGCAACGAGGTGGTGGTAAGAAAACACAAGTTAAATTGAGTAGCTCGGAAATCCAGCTTATCAAGAAACTAGGAATTACCCCGCAGCAATATGCTGCCCAGAAACAGAGGATGTCGTAATGAGCGAAACAAGAGAACCAAGAGAATTGGAG